GATAGTGCCGGACGTAGCGGGCCACGATACGGTCCACCAATTTGCCGGAGTTGTCTCGGTCGCAACGGTCCTCCGGCGATTCGCCAGCCGACGGGCATCTGGCCGCAAACCAGAATACGGCGACGCGCTCCTCGAATAATCGGGGAGCGCGACTATTTTATTAGCGCCCCTTTTCTTGCTATTAGCAACACTATTTAGTAGTGAGAAAACAACTTTTGACCCTTGTTACCGCCGCAGCGATTTTCGTTTCGGCGGTTTATTTTTGTCCTGTTTCTAATCTACTGCGCACTTCAGACAGCCCGCGTTATGTATGCGAGCGCGCTGCGCGTAGCGAGGTTCTTATCCGCAGCGCTTTAGGTACGGGCTCGGGCGTCACCCTCATTCGCTACACAAAGGCCGGGAACAAAGTGGTTTTCGTTTGGACGGCAGGCCACGTCGTCGTTGGACTCAATGAAGTGTTAGTGGTCAAACCTATTCGCAATCGGGTGTCCAAAATTGGAGAAAAAACTTTTAAGGCCGTAGTTGTGATGCGAGACGAGAGACTTGATATTGCGCTGTTGCAACTCGACAGCAGCGCGGCAGCGCATTTTGCCAGCGCGGAGTTCGATGGAAATCAACCCCCGGCACTCGGTTCACGAATTTTTCATATCGGTAATTTCTTCGGCGATTTCGCGGACGGGCTAGTGAGCGAGGGCGTGCTCGGCCAAACTGGCGTCGGTGCTGGCATTGAAGGTTTTCCGTGGCCCGTAGCCGATGCTACTACTATGGTGACAGCACCCGGGTCCAGCGGGGGACCAATTTTTCGCGGCGACAATAGCAAGGTCATTGGGTTACTTGTCGGCGGACGCCGGGATGTGCCACTCAATATTTTCGTTCCGGTTCGCGCTATGCGGACCCTCGCCCCGTGGGCAGTTGATAACACCTACTGCCCGAGCCTTGGTGAACTCCTCACCTTGCAGGTGCGTGCGCGCGTTGAGCCCCCAAAAGAAACTCTTCTTGACCTGCTCGGTATCCGCTGAACACCACACTATTATTTGTATGGCACAATCTTTACATGCAGACCTCGTTCAGGCAATTGACTATCTCGTCAAGGGTGGATTGGAATTTCCCAAAATTGATGAATACGTCGCGGACCTGATTTCCCGCAACCACACGGCTCTCGGCTACACCAGCGAGGTCCAGCTTCGCGACGACTTGCGGGACAAGCCGTTTAGCACTCTGCTTGGTTTTCTGGTTTACCTTGGCCACTAATACAACGACCTAGTTGTATTAGCACGACTACTACCTGCGAACGACCGCTTGCAATCTTGCTGGCGCGGTGTATTCTGTTTTCACGATATGCAATTAGCAAAACAAAACTGGAAACGGCTCAAGAAATCAAGGCCCTGTTATCATTGTGGTAAAGACCACGGCACCGGGGAATGCATCACTCGTGCTGGCAAGCTGCGTAATCCGCCTGAACGAAAGTCTCGATAATGAAAGTGTTTGCCTACCTACGGGTGAGTAGCAAAGGCCAAGTGGACGGCGATGGATTTGACCGTCAAGAAGAAAAAATTCGGGAATTTTGCGTGGCTAATAAAATAGACCTATGGAACATCGCACAGGAGAATGGTGTTAGTGGAACGGTCGAGGGAATCGACCGACCATCATTTTCAGCCATGATTCGCAGTATCGACGAGCAGGCGATAATCCGAAACAATATCGGCGCAATAGTGGTCGAGCGAATGGACCGGCTTGCGCGTGACCTTATGGTGTCTGAGGTTCTTCTCGCAGAATGCCGCAAGCGAAACATTCAGGTGTTTTCTGCTGACCAAGGGTCCCTCATCGACATGGCTTCGGATTCCGGCGACCCGACGCGCATCCTCATTCGTCAGATTATGGGGGCGCTCGCGCAGTGGGAGAAGTCTATGCTTGTCGCTAAACTGAGCGCTGCAAAAAAACGAATTCGCGAAACCACGGGCCGGTGCGAGGGCCGCAAGCCCTTCGGCAGCACGCCGGACGAAGCAGTGTCAATTCGGATGATTCGAGATTATTGTGAGAATGATGAGTGGATTATTAGCTATCAAGCTCTCGCCCAACATCTCAACGAAAGTGGCCGCACACAGCGGAATGGGTCTCCGTGGAACTGGCGCTCCGTGCGGCGCATGTGCGAGCGCCTCAAAGCGAAAGGACTTATCTAAATGAATACTGCATTCCAAAGTTATCTTCGGCAGCGGGGGGATAAACGAACTAGCCAAGTAGTCGAGGACGCGGTGCAGCGCCGCAAAGAAGACGCCTTGCTTAGGCTAGCACGCATAACTAACGGCAAGCACCCGGACTACAAAAACGCGCTCGGTAAGAAGGGGTAAGGTCTTTTCGCCACACTATTTTATGTGGCAACAGACATATTCACATATTGGGATAGCACGGATAGTGCACCGCCCCGACAGGCAGAGCTACTGAGGCTCTGGGAACGCAGTTGGTCCGCGCGCGGTTGGAATCCCAGAATCCTCACAATCCGCAACGCTCGGGAGCACTCTTCGTTTAAACAAGCACACCCGGCCACGCATTATTTTCTTGCACTCGAAATGGCCGGAGGCGGGTATTATGCCGACGTGCGCTCTATAAACTATTCTCTTCTATCCAAGCATGTTTCCAAACCCCGTCGAAAAAAACTTCACATAATTATTCCTCCTCGCAGGTATCTTGAGGAGGGATGGCTTGAAGCACCGGTCGTGTGGTTTGATAGTCGAACGCCGGAAGATGTTGTAAATTGTGGCAGAGTCCTGTGAGCACCCCCACGGCAGAAATAGCGCGCCTGATTCACGCGGGAAATCCCAAGGACGCGGCACTCATTGTTATTGACACGTTTGCGCTCGGGACAAAACTACGCGATGATAATCCTGCAAAATACAACCCAATATTACTCAACTACTTGCACGTCATGCTCGAAAAGGGCCGACCTGAAGAGGCGGCTAGCATGCTCTGGACCGAGTCGCAGTTTACATTCAAGCCCCAATACACGCGCGATGTTTGGAATTTATTTGAGACCTCAAGTATGGGTCTCATTATGGGCGCGGGCTCATGCTCCAAAAGTTTCGGAATGGGAGTTCGGCTTTTCCTCGAATGGATTCGCGACCCACTTTGGACGAGTATCAAAGTGCTTGGCCCGAGTCAAGACCACTTAGAGTCGAATCTTTTTTCGCACCTCGTGAGTTTGCACAGCAGCGCGGCGCTACCGATGCCGGGAACGGTCGGGGAACTTTTCATTGGCGCAGACCGGCGCAACCAACTCGGTTCTATTAAGGGCGTGGTCATTCCCATTGGACAAGTAAAAAAGGCGGGCCGGTTGCAAGGAACCAAACGTAAGCCGCGTTCCGGCCCGGAACACCCGGTCTTTGGTGCGCTCAGTAGGCTTTTCATTTTCGTGGACGAAGGCGAGAACGTTCCGGGTGGGCTATGGTCGGATATTGATAATGTACTCAGCAACGCCAGCGAGCAAGGCGTGTCCAAAGGCTTCAAGATTTTCTTGGCATACAACCCGACGAACCGCGAGGCGGAAATCGGAAAACGCGCGGAGCCGAAGTTCGGCTGGGAGATGTTCGACCCGGAAAAGCATTTTCGATGGGTTAGTACCCGTGGATGGGACGTGTTGCGTCTCGACGGGGAACGCTCGGAAAACGTGACTCAAGACAAGGTAGTTTTCGCTGGGCTTCAAACTCGTTCCGGGCTAGAGCGCATTGCACTCAATAGCGGAGGCCGCAATAGCTCTGGGTATTGCAGCATGGGCCGGGGTATGTACCCTCCGACCGGCGTGGAGCTTAGTATTATCCCTCCCGGCGCGTTAGCGAAGTGGCGAGGCGAATTTATTTGGCTCGACACTCCGAAGCCAGTGGCGGCGGCAGACCTTGCACTTGAAGGAAACGCTAGTGCCAAGTGGACACTCGGCAAGTGGGGGCTCGCGACTGGGATAAAGTACCCTCCGTCCCTTGAGTATCCGACCGGACGCACTTTCATGTTCAAGGACCGCAACAATCAGGTGGTGCCGCGCTGGGGACTTCAGGCAGAGACACAAATTACATTACCCCGAGGCGACACGCGCAAAATGACGGATAGCATTATAGATGTGAACAAGCGCGCAGGGGTGCGGCCCGAGTTTTTCGCGTGTGACAGGACTGGTAACGGCGCGGGGGTGTCCGACATGATAAAAACCGAATGGTCCGGAGCTATACATGACGTGAATTATTCGCAGTCCCCGACTAAACTCAAGATAATGATGGAGGATAGCAAGCCCTGTGACGAGGAATACGACCGGCTCAATTCCGAGTTGTGGTACGCTATGGCCCGGTTCGGGGAGTTTGGATACTTACTACTGAGTCCGTCTCTTGACATTGCTAATCTTACCCCACAGCTAACTAACCGCAAATCCAAAAACGCAGGGGCTAAGAAAAAGGTGGAAGCCAAGCGGGATTACATGAGCCGGGGTTACGAGAGCCCGGACGACGCGGACAGCCTCAGTCTTTTTGTTCACGCCGCGCGTCTCGGCTCTGGCGTCACACTTAGTATGCAAGGTAGCTCCGACATTAACCCCGAGGGTGAATGGGACGGTTGGGAGGATGAGCGAGTCATGCGCGGCGGCGCTTATATCAGCAGCGAAAATATCACCGACTACATACGTGAGGATAGCCGTCGCGAGGAGGAAATATTATGAAATCATTAGGAGACCATGTTCGGGATGCGTTGATTAAGAATGGTTGTTTGAGGTTTTCGCAGTGTCCTAACTGTGGAAAAGACCAGCCTATATTATTTGTGTGGGAAAGCAATACGGCGGAATTTATCGAGGCTGCTATTGTCGAGTGGAAACGTGAGAACTCTTAATGTAAATTTGTACCCACGGGACGGATTTTTCTATAAGGAGTCCGATGGCACCCGCATCGGTGCCGACACTTGGGCGGGAGTGATAAAGCGAGTGGCGGCATACCGCAAGCGCGCGGGGCTACCCGCAGGCGACCCGGAACGCGAAGTGACGGACCAAGCCTGTACCCGAAGCCCGGTGCTATGCTCCGAGGTGGACGCAACCACGCTTAAGCACCGCCGCATCGCCTCGATTAAGGGACGGCTGCTCAAATGGCTTGCTGGCATACGCAGCCAAAAGGCCCGAGAAGGCAGCCTTAATTTTGTGGACTCGGAACTCGCTAAGCGTCGCGCGGACTACTGCGCGGGGTGCCCGCACAACACCCCGCTTCCCGGGGGATGTGGCACTTGCACGGCAGCAGTGAACGAAATCCGTAAGGAGTTGCTCGGGCCGAAGCGCAGGCTGGACCCCCGTGTTGCCGGGTGCAACATGCTCGGGGAAGATTGTGTAGTGAGTACCCACCTCGATGAAGTGCGAGTGGATAATTCGGAACTCCCTCCTTTTTGCTGGCGGAAAGTGGGGGGTGGATGATATTCCGGGTATCAATGCCTTTTCGTGCCGCACTAGCGGCGTTACGGGCCGCGTGGTGGAAGTTACGGGGGTTGCGAACTCTCACCACCGAAGTAGAGGAAATCCAGCGGTGGGAGGAGTGCGAGGTCTGCCCCCATAGGGTTGAGGGCGAATCTCAAGACGAAGACCAGTGCGCGCTCTGCGGGTGTTTACTCAGGGCCAAGGTTTTACTGTGCAGTGAACAATGCCCCGCAGGGAAGTGGAAAAGGGTTGTGCCGAGGAAGGTAAAACAGCACACTATTTAGTGACTATATGGCTGAACCTGTTGTGTTTTTACCGCTGTCCAAAGGTCACGTAACCGTGATTGACTTTGCCGACCTTGAAAAAGTTCGTGGTCATAAATGGTGTGTTGTAGGGACCAAAACACATAAGTATGCTCAATCACGAATCAAAAACAAAGCATTCAATTTGCACAGGTTTTTGATGGGTAATCCTACGGGTAAAATTGTTGACCACATCGACGGCAATGGTTTAAACAATTGTAGGGCAAATTTGAGAATCGTATCAGCTAGACAAAATACGCAAAACTCTTTTAAGAGCCGAGGGTGTTCTTCAAAATATAAAGGTGTGGCATGGAACAAACGAGACCAAAAATGGGAAGTGAAATTTACTTTTTCTTTGGGTCAATTTGAATCTGAAGAAGATGCTGCAAAAAAGTATGACGATTACGTGCGCAGCATACACGGAGAATTTGCTCGATATAATTTCCCCAAAAACGGGGAACAATCAGGAGTGAGGAAATAATATGTCCGGGGTAAATGAAGGTAGAGGTTTATTTTCTTCACAGTCTCCGTATCCTTTGAACGCATATGGCGGAGTTATTCAGTCTCCCGCCATTAACGACTCGGGTAAACCCACACAACACGCTATTAAAGATGTCGGCCAAGCTCGCGACATCGCGCGAACAATTATAGCGGCCAACAGACACCGCCAAATAATTAACAGTCGAATACTCGCTAAGTACAATTCGGAGCGCCCGTACGATAGTTGGAAATTAGAGAACGAAGGGTTGGGCTGGAAACAAAACTTCACGACTAAGCCGCTGCCCAGCATGATTGAAAAAGTGGCCCCTCGCTTTGTCAATGCAATCAACGGGCTCAAGTATCTGACCAATTCCGCACTACCCGAGAAATACGAAAAATCCACGGAGAAGACAGAAAAGTTTCGCGAGGTAATTACGCGCACGATTCGAGAACGCAAGGGATGGAGAACCTTATCTGAGGACATCGCTTTTGACAACGCCCTTTTTGGCCACACTGTTGCCGCGTGCCTTGACGAATATACTTGGTTTCCGACTCACTTCAATCAGGACGAGAATTTTCTCCCCGATGGATGCAAACAGATGTCGTCTTTATGTCAGTTTGCGGTGCTCAAAGAGACCGCGCTGCCGCACGAACTCTTCGCCCGTATCACCGATACTGAGGAAGCTAAGACTGCGGGATATAATCTCGACAATTGCCGAGAAGCAATTAACCGCGCGTCCCCGACACAGATTCGGGACATGCTGAACGTGGGGGGCACTTATGAAACGTGGTATCAAAACGCTCTTCGGGAACTTGTTATCGGCGCGTCTTATATGGCGGGAGCCTCCGTGGTTATTATTTATCACGTATTGGCTCGTGAAGTTACTGGAAAGGTGAGTCATTATCAATTGGCTGGTCCTGAACTGTTAGAAATTTTCTCCCGCGACGACCGTTTTGACTCTATGGAGGACTTCATGTCTTTCTATTCATATCAAAAAGGAAATCGGACGATGGGAGGTAGCAAAGGAATCGGACGGGACATCTATGAGTTGGCCGGAATGATTGACCGGACCCGAAATGAAGTGGTTGACCGGGCCATTCTTAGTGGAAAAACTCTTATTCAGGGAGACGTTAAACGAATCCACACATTCAAGATGCACGTCATCGGCGCTACAATGATTATCCCTAGCGGCTGGGAAGTGCTTGAACGACATATTGACGGGGACATTGAGCCTTTTCTTAAGCTCGACGCTTATTTTCAGATGCTTGTTGACCAGCTTATCGGAAATGTATCCACGCCGAACCCGGTTACTCCCGGGGAAGGCATGCGAAGCCCTGCCGCGTGGAACCTCATGGCCTCTAGGGAGGAAGAAAGCAAGGATGCACGCATTACTCGTTTCCTTGAGCAGTTTACCGACATGGTTGGAATGATGCAACGCCGCATTTGCAACCCGGACACGACCGAAGACGACGCCAAGGCGGCGCAAAAAGAGCTTTTGGAGGTCATGTCGCGCGAGGAACTCGATATTTTAGCAAAACGTCCGGTTGCAGGCACAGTGCGAGACCTCACGCCGATGGAAAGGCAGATGATTTCGGCTTTTTCAGCGGAAAAGAAGGGAAATCCTCTGTATAACCAGCGCGCCCTTGAGGTAGAAGACGGAACCGCGCGCGTAGGGGCTGATTTTCTGAGTAAAGTGCTGTTGCCGGACAACGACCCCAC